CGGGGCAGTACGATCATCTCACTGCGGGTGCCCAGCCGGTTCTCAATGGCCCACAGGCTGTCCGGCAGGGTGGTGACAACGGGCTCTTTGCCCGGTTCGATCAAAATTCCTTTCATTGTAAAACCTCCGATTTTGTGATATCATCGGGGTGATGGGGAGTAGTGAATCCATCATCCCTTGCAGCTCGTCGGTGTTGGCGCACCGGCGGGCTTTTTTCGTATAGTGCGTACCGGCGGCAGGCTGTCCACCTCGCTGCGGTCGATACGTTCCCGCGCAAATGTGTACTTGTAAGTTCGATGGCTGCCGCTGAGCCCATGGCTGACGGCAGACGCAAAGCTGTTCGCGCTCTTGTAGCCCAGCCGCCGGGCACACATCTCGGACGAGCCGGATGCCAGCAGATCGCCGGTTTTGGCATCCCAGACGGTGTACCACATGACGCTGGCAGCGTTTTCATTACGCGCCCTGTAATCCCTGCAATATTGGTTGTGGTGCTCTCTGCGGCAGGAAGCGCAAAAGCGCAGGTTGCCAGCAACATTTTCCATCACCTTGCCGCAGTCCAAACAGACGCGGGTAAAGTGCTTTCCTTTATTCATGGGTGGTGTCAGCCCGCCTTCCTGCCGCTCTTCACGGTGTTGCGGGGCTGCTGATGCACCTTGCGGCGGCGTTTCTCACGTGCTTCGGCGGCAAAGCCCAGCCGCATGAAGAAGATCGCCAGCAGGATCAACACCATGGCCGTGACGAACGCACCGTCCGAGACGGTGCCAAGGGTCTGAAAGCTGCCCTCCAGCCCCAGGCCGTACAGCAGGCCCACCACAAAGCAGGCCATTGCCAGCCAGTACCAGACAAAGGATTTAATCTTCATGCGGATTCATCCTCCCTGCTCATTTCCGGGAAGAAGAACTTCCCGATCTCGTCCTGCTGAATGTCCAGCAGTTCACACATTGCCGCGATCTCTGCGCTCGTCCACGGCTGGTTCCCGTGCATCCTGCCGCTCATGGTGTCACGGCCAATGCCGATGTACTAAATGCCGATGTACTCAGCCACTTCCTGATCCCGGAATCCGCAGCTGTGGAACCGGCCCCGCAGCTTCCAGTATGGGATCTGCTTGAAAGTGCCGCGAATAGTTGATGTGTTCAACATTTTATTCCTCCTTCTTTTTGGCGGGCAGCCCATCCAGCAGGCTGTCCATCAGGGCAGCGTAGAACGGGTAGCCTTTGGCGACGATGGTCAGGCTGTCAATGGCGCTGGTGAGGTAGCTCTGGGAGCCGCGCACCACGTTCTCCATGGTGCGCACCGTGTCGCAATGCTGGCCGTAAATGGCCTTGAACTCACCGCACAGGGCCTTGACCTGCATATACTTGGCCTT